TAGCTCGACTAAAGACTAAGACAAAAGCCCAAACGCGGTTCATAGATTTTGTTAACCAGATGTGGCCTACATTTATATCAGGGAGACACCATGCGATTATGGCTGAAGCGTTCGAGCGAGTTGCTTGTGGGGATTGTAAGCGCCTCATTATTAATATGCCTCCTCGTCACACTAAGTCTGAGTTTGCTAGTTATCTTTTACCTGCATGGTTTCTGGGAAAATTCCCGAATAAGAAAGTTATTCAAACGTCGCACACAGCAGAACTAGCTGTAGGCTTTGGCCGTAAGGTACGTAACTTAGTAGACCAAGAGAATTACCGAGAGGTGTTCCCCGAGCTCTCCTTACAAAGTGACTCTAAAGCAGCGGGAAGATGGAACACAAGTAAGGGTGGCGACTACTTTGCAATAGGTGTAGGCGGGGCAGTAACGGGTAAAGGTGCAGACCTGCTCATTATTGACGACCCGCACTCGGAACAAGAGGCAGCATTAGCTGAAATAAACCCAGAAGTCTACGATAAGACCTACGAGTGGTATACATCTGGTCCTCGGCAGCGTCTACAGCCCGGGGGAGCTATAGTTATAGTAATGACCCGGTGGTCCCTGCGGGATTTGACCGCAAAAGTTTTAAAATCGGCTGCGTTACGTGGCGGAGATGAGTGGGAAGTCATTGAATTTCCCGCCCTCATGCCTAGCGGCAACCCAGTATGGCCTGAGTTCTGGGAATTAAAGGAACTTGAGGCGCTTAGAGAGGAACTTCCTAACGGAAAGTGGATGGCGCAGTACCAACAGCAGCCAACTTCAGAAAACTCTGCTATAGTCAAGAGAGAATGGTGGCAGATTTGGGATGAACCCGAGCCTCCAGAGGTTAATTTCATAGTTCAGTCGTGGGATACGGCCTTCGAGAAGACAAACAGGTCAGATTACTCGGCATGTACTACGTGGGGAATCTTTTACCAGACCGGAGACGACGGAGTTGAGCGGGCAAACATAATATTGCTCAATGCGTTCCGAGAAAGGATGGAATTCCCACGATTAAAGCGGGCAGCGGTGGAACAAAACGAAGAATGGCAGCCAGATTCTCTAATTGTGGAGAAAAAAGCCTCGGGTTCCCCCTTAATTTACGAACTTAGAGCTATGGGTATACCGGTGCAAGAGTTTACCCCTACTAAAGGTAACGATAAGATAAGCCGACTAAATGCTGTATCGGATATGTTCGCATCGGGTATGGTTTGGGCCCCCAGCACACGCTGGGCGGAAGAAGTAATCGACGAAGTTGCTAGTTTTCCAGCAGGAGAGCACGATGACTACGTAGATTCCACAACTCAGGCTATGATGCGGTTCCGCAAGGGTGGGTTTATACGCTTGCCCTCGGATTTAGAGGAAGAACAGCAGTATTTTAAACATAAAAAGGGCGGTTATTACTAATGGCAATTGAGAAACAAATATACGACTTGCCGGAAGGCATCGAAGACATGGGTGAGATAGAAGCAATAACGGAAATAGACCTCATGGCGGAAGATGGGGTAGAAGTAGTCCTAGAAGATGGCAGTGTGGAGATTACCTTTGGTGAAAGTCTCGCAGAGGAAGAAGAATTAGCTGAGTTTGACGCTAATCTTGCTGAATATCTAGAGGATAGCGAGCTCGTTTCGATAGCAAGTGAACTTGTTGGGTATGTAGAGTCAGATATTAACTCCCGCAAGGAGTGGGCTAACACCTACGTCAAGGGTTTAGAGAGCATTGGCCTAAAATACGAGCAAAAGAACGAACCTTGGGAGAATGCTTGTGGGGTTTACAGCACAGTATTAGCCGAAGCCAACATAAGATTCCAAGCAGAGGCCATGAGCGAGACATTTCCCGCGTCTGGACCGGTGCAAACCAAGATTATAGGTGAGATTACCAAAGATAAGGAGGATGCAGCCCTCCGCGTTAAGACAGATATGAACTACGAGCTGACTGAGGTGATGACTGAGTACCGCCCAGAGCACGAAAGGATGCTATATAGCCTAGGATTGGCCGGTTCTGCCTTCAAAAAGGTCTATTATGACCCTAGTTTAGGCCGCCAAGTAGCCTTATATATACCCGCAGAAGACGTAATTGTCCCCTACGGAGCCTCTACAATAGAGCAGGCAGAGCGTGTAACGCACGTAATGCGTAAGACAAAACACGAGATGATGACCCTACAAGCGGCTGGCTTCTATAGAGATATAGACTTAGGAGACCCTGTAGCATATCACAGTGATATTGAGGAGCAAAAAGCAGAAGAAGGCGGCTATTCCCTCACTGACGATGACCGATACTGTGTATATGAGATAAACGCTAACCTTATTATAGACGGTGTAGATGTTGACGACACTGAGGATGGCTACCAGTTGGCTAAACCTTACGTGGTTACCATTGAGCGGGGCACTAACGACGTACTTGGCATTAGGCGGAATTGGGAAGAACTAGACCCATTGATGCTTAAGCGACAACATTTCGTCCACTATGTATACGTACCGGGGTTTGGATTCTATGGGCTTGGCCTTATTCACATTATTGGTGGCTACGCTAAAGCGGGCACTTCCCTTATTCGTCAGCTTGTTGATGCTGGCACCCTATCCAACTTACCGGGTGGTCTTAAATCTAGAGGACTACGAGTTAAGGGAGATGACACCCCTATTGGCCCGGGAGAGTTCAGAGATGTCGATGTGCCGTCAGGTTCGATCAGGGACAACATTCTACCCCTACCATATAAGGAGCCTAGTCAAACCCTACTGGCTTTGCTAGATAAGATTACTGATGAGGGTCGACGACTAGGCGCTATCTCGGATATGAACATATCTGACATGGGTGCTAACGCCCCTGTTGGAACCACTCTCGCCTTACTAGAGCGTACTCTTAAACCTATGGCTGCGGTGCAGTCTCGCGTCCACTACGCAATGAAGCAGGAGTTTAAACTACTACGTAAAATTATTGCGGAGTACGCCCCTATAGAATACGAGTATATCCCTGAACGTGGGGAAGCTAGGGCCAGACAGGCCGACTACGCACTGGTAGATGTCATCCCTGTCAGTGACCCTAATAGCAGTACGATGGCTCAGCGGGTCGTACAGTACCAGACAGTGCTACAGATGGCTCAAGCAGCTCCAGAGATATATGACCTGCCGCAGTTACATAGGCAGATGATTGAGGTGCTGGGCATTCAAAACGCAGACAAGCTGGTGCCAACATCAGAGGATATGGCTCCTACGGACCCAGTTAGTGAGAACATGAATGCGCTAACGGGTACTCCGATAAAAGCGTTTATATTCCAAGACCACAAGGCTCACATTGCCACTCACGAAGCATTCCTGCAAGACCCTCAGATCATGGCGTTTATTGGGCAGAATCCTGCGGCACAGCAAATTATGGGTGCCCTAACCGCGCATATAGCAGAGCATGTAGCGTTTCAATACCGCATAGAAATGGAAGCTACCTTGGGTGTTCCACTACCTGCACCAGATGCAGAACTGCCAGAGGAGCAAGCGATACAGTTGTCACAGCTCATGGCACAGGCAGGCCAGCAGTTAAGCCAGCAGAAACAAGCCACAGCCGCACAGCAGCAAGCGCAGCAGAAAGCGGAAGACCCGATCATCCAGATGCAACAGAAAGAGCTACAGCTTAAAGAGGGCGAGCTACAACGGAAGGCTGCTAAGGACGCAATGGACGGGGCGTTGGATCAAGAGCGATTAAACCTTGATGCACGTAAAGCCGACACCAATGCAACTTTAGAGGCTAACCGCATCGCTTCCCAGAACCAACAGTCGGAAGCTAACAACGATGTAGCTGAAGCTAAAGTTATGCTGGACATGGCAAAAGCTAAAACTGAAGCTAGGCGAACTGAGGCAGAAGCTCAGAGAAACATGGCCGAGGCCAATCGGGATAACCGCGAGGATAGATAATGGCTACTACCGTCTTTGACGTGCTTAATTTAAAAATAACGGAGCATAAACTCTCCGCAGAAGAATTCTTAACCTCGGGAGGTCCTAAAGACTTCGCTGGGTATAAGGAGGCGTGTGGTGTAATTCGGGGTCTAAACATCGCACTTAGAGAACTAAATGACCTTTCGCGCAAATATATGGAAGATGATAATGACTGAGCAAGCAACAGTTACGGGGGTGGTAGCAACTGCCCAAGTTACAGAACAATTAGATATGTTTCAGGGCGAGAAAGAAACTGCACTGGAGGCCAAACGCAGGGCTAAAATTGAGCTTATGGGTAAACTAGAAGCAGAAGCAGAGGCTTCTATTCCGCGACCTGTGGGCTACCGAGTGTTGATTGCGCTGCCAAACGTGGATGAAACTTACGGCGAAAGTGGCTTGGTAAAATCAACCCAGACTGTCCGAGAGGAGTATATTCTGTCTACAATTGGGGCCGTCATAGAGCTAGGCGACCAAGCGTATTCTGATGCAGAGCGTTTCCCTAATGGTCCTTGGTGTAAAGTCGGGGACTACGTAATGTTTAGGGCTAACACTGGCACTCGTTTTAAAGTAGGAAACCAAGAATATAGACTAATGAACGACGACTCTATTGAAGCAGTCGTTGCTGATCCGCGTGCTGTTACGCGAGCTTAAGGAGTAAGGTATGGCTATGCAAGAAGTGGAGTATGAGTTTCCAGACGCAGATGATACAACTTCTGAGGTTGAGGTAACCGTAGAAGAAAAAGATAACAACGGCATAGAAGTAGAAGGTGCTGTTGGCAGAGAAGATATAAAGGCCCCCTCTAAAAAAGAAGAAGAAACTTTTGAAGTAGAGGTAGAAGACGATACGCCCGAAGCAGATAAAGGACGTAAACCTTCAAAGCCCCCGGAGGAAGTAACTAACGATGAGCTGGAAAACTACTCAGAGAAAGTTAAAAAGCGAATAAAGCATTTTAGTAAAGGCTACCATGACGAACGTAGGGCCAAAGAAACGGCAATGCGCCAGTCTGGGGAACTAGAGACGTATGCCCGAAACTTAATGGCCGAGAACCAGAAATTAAAAGGTTCTGCGGACCAAAGCCACAATGCGTTAATAAACTCGGCTAAGAAACAAGTGCAGGGTGAAATGGCCTTAGCACAGCGGGAGTACAAGGAAGCCTATGAAACTGGGGATTCCAACGCTATTGTAGAAGCCCAACAGGCGCTTAATGTAGCGCAGATAAGGCAGTCTAAGGTAGATGGGTTACAACCTAGGCGAATAGCAGCTTTACAACCTACGCCTAATACTGTACAACCACAAGTAAAGGCCCCAGAACCACAGCACCCCCGGGATGAGAAAGCAGAAGACTGGAGAGGTGAAAACACTTGGTTTGGTGAAGACGATGAAATGACAGCGTTTGCGCTAGGGTTACATAACAAACTTACGAAAGATGGAGAAGACCCACGATCTGACGGGTACTACGAGAAGATTAACACTCGTATGCGGCAAGTGTTCCCGGAAAATTTTGACGAGGGTATAGAAGACACACCAGAAACCAAGAAGAAAGCAAGTAATGTGGTTGCACCCGCTACGCGGAGCACAGCACCGAAGAAGGTGACACTTAACCAATCACAGGTAGCTATTGCAAGACGACTTGGAATCTCGCTGGAACAATACGCCAAACAGGCTGCTGTATTAATGAGGAACAAATAATGACTCAAAATAGAACTGATAGACAAAGTGAAACCCGAACAAAAACGGAACGTAAAGCAGCATGGGTACGGCCTGAAGCATTGCCAAACCCTATACCTGAAGAAGGCTATACGTACCGTTGGGTTAGAACTGCTATGATGGGTCAGGCCGACGCAGCTAATGTTTCTGCCAAAATGCGTGAAGGTTGGGAGCCAGTACGAGCTGATGCTCACCCTGAGATATTCTCCGATGCCGTGGACGACTCCCGGTTTAAAGATAATATTATCGTCAGTGGTCTGATGCTATGTAAGGCCCCCGAAGAGATGGTTGCGGAAAGAAGTGCTTACTATAACCAGCAAGCGGCTTCTCAAATGCAATCTGTTGATAACAGTCTTATGCGAAACAATGACCCTCGTATGCCCCTATTTAACGATAGGAAAACGAAGGTTACTTTCGGTAAAGGCTAACTAAATTTTAGGAGTTACACATGGCTTTTCCAACAGTCAACGCTCCCTTCGGCTTTGAGCCTATTAACCGTATAGACGGTATGCCATATGCAGGCGCGACTAGATTGATTCCGATCAACGCCGCTTACAATACAGCTATCTTCTACGGTGACTTAGTTGCAGTCGCGGGAAATGGTACGTTAGTAAAATTCACTGGCACTACTACGGGTTCTCCCTGCGGTGTCTTTATGGGTGTGGAGTACGTAAATTCATTGGGTCAGTTTACACCGGCTCAGTTTTACCCCGGCACCTCTGTAACAGAAGCGTTTGGTATCGTCGTTGACGATGCAGTAGCAGCATTTAAAGTCGCTGTAACTACCGCTGCTAGTGCTATGTCTTCGGCAGGTAGTGCTGCTGTAGGCTCTAACATGTCTGTTTTACCCGGCACAGGAAGCACCACTACAGGAAACTCTGGTGCGTCAGTATTAGCAGGGTCTGAAGCAAACACCGCAGGTCTACCTATGCGAGTTATCGCTACAGTAGACAACACAAAAACCGCTGCTGATTCTTTCGTAGAGTTGATCGTTAAGATCAATTTGCATCAGTATAACAACACAACTGGTGTATAGGAGACTAGCTAATGGCTATTTCAAGAGCACAACTCCTTAAGGAGTTACTACCGGGCTTAAACGCATTATTCGGACTAGAGTATGCGAAATATAACGACGAAGCTGCTGAGATTTTTGAATCTGAGTCTTCTGACCGCTCGTTTGAAGAAGAAGTAAAGTTGTCAGGTTTTAGTGCCGCACCTGTTAAGGGTGAGGGTTCTTCAATCGAGTATGACAACGCCCAAGAAGCGTGGACGGCTCGTTACACAAACGAGACTATCGCAATGGGTTTCTCTATTACTGAGGAAGCTATTGAGGATAACCTTTATGACTCACTTTCTGCTCGCTATACAAAGGCTCTTGCCCGCGCTATGGCTTACACTAAGCAAGTTAAAGGTGCCACAATCTTGAACAACGCATTCGCCGCGGGTACTACTTACGGTGATGGCGTGTCTTTATGTTCCACCGCTCACCCTCTTGTATCTGGCGGGGTTAACTCAAACCGTCCGGCTATTGGGGCTGACCTTAACGAGGCTTCACTAGAAGCGGCTGTTATTCAGATTGCGGGTTGGACTGATGAGCGTGGCTTGCTAATTGCTGCACAGCCTACGAAGTTAATTATCCCACCTGCCCTGCAATTCGTTGCTACGCGCATCTTGGAAACTAACCTTCGTGTTGGTACAGCAGATAACGACTTGAACGCCCTTAAGAACAACAGTGCTATTCCGGGTGGTTATTCAACTAACCATTACCTAACGGACACTAACGCTTGGTTCTTGATGACGGACATTCCTAACGGCCTGAAGCACTTTGTTCGTACTCCTATGCAAACAAGCATGGATGCAGACTTTGATACAGGTAACAGCCGTTATAAGGCTCGTGAGCGATACAGCTTCGGCGTATCTGACCCACTGGGTATCTTTGGTTCACCCGGCGCTTAATAGGCAAAAGGTGATTAGGATAGGGGGCTTCGGTCCCCTTTCTTTTTTGTGGAGAATACTATGAAAAATGTAAAGCATTATGAAAAAACCGGCAAGATATTTACCGGTAAGACCCACAAGCACCCAGACGGCACTCTAATGAGTGGAACTAAAATGGGTAAAAACGCCCGTACTTTATTACATTATGGCGCTCTTAGTGCTTCGGCTAAAAAGAACGCCCGTAGCCAGTGGTAAGTGTTGAGGGTAGGATATGACCGAAGGTGCTAGAATATGTACTTCATGCAATGTCGCTCTACCTCTAGCTAGATTTGAAACATTCAATGACGGTAAGTTCCGTGGGGTGTGTAGAGATTGCACATACGCGCAGAGAGCTCGCAAAATGTCAGCTTCTCCTGAAGCATTCCTTAAGACACTTATGGTGCAGTTGAAGTCTGCTAGGCGTAACGAAGACATAGCGTTTACATTAACCGCCGATGAAGTCTGTGAATTATGGGAGGTGCAAGGGGGTAAATGCGCCCTATCTGGCGTACTACTAACTTACCAGCGCGACGGTAAAAGCGGGGACGGAAAGAAAAAAGAGTTTAATGCTTCTCTAGACCGCATAAACCCCGGAGGACCCTACAGCCGAGAGAACGTACAGCTTGTAGCGGGCCGGGTAAACACTATGAAACACACGCTAGGAGAAGATATGTTTATCTGGTGGATAAAAAACATCCATGAGCATTTCTTGTCTAAAATGCGTATTTAGTTGCCCTAGTTTAAAGAATACGAGTAACATGTAGTTGGAGCTTACCCGACAAGGCGTTCCAATGCCCATAAGACGGCGCAGGCCCACTACGGTGGGTCTTTTTATAGGTATCGGTTGTACAATACACCGATAAGTGATATATACTTAATTAACTCCGGGACAAACCGGTTTATCTGACAGCTCCCGGCTGACGACATGCAGACAGATATACCTAAAACTAACTCGCATGTGAGGAACTACCGATGGGTAATACAACTTTCTCTGGCCCAGTTAAAGCGGGCACTATTTCCAATACTACCGGAACAACTCTCGGCGCAAACGTAAAGAATACGGGCCAAGTAACTATGGCTCAGACTTTTTCAACTGGAACTGCGCTTAACAATGGAGCTTCTGCTGCTAACACTACTACTGTAGTTATTCCGGCTAACTCTCAAATTATTGACATCGTACTAGATTGCCCTACAGCTATGGCGGGTGCTACAGCAGTGCTGAGCATTGGAGATAGCGTTGGCGGTAACACTACGTTTCTTAATACCTTTTCCATTACAGTTGCTTCCGGCGCAGGCCGAAAGTACCCCACCACTGAAGCTGGCGGTGCTCTTGCTTGGGCAGACACTGGGACTGCGGATAAACTATTGGTTTGGACTACAACTGGGGCCACTACTGCTGGTGAAATTAGAGCGACTGTTCTGTATCAACAAAACATTAATCTCGCCTAAATTGAGTCAGTAACTTAGCGGAGTAGTTTATGGTTGATACAGTTGCAACACAAATAATCCAAGATGGGGGTCGATCTGCGGTTGTAAAAACAACAGTAGTGATTGGCGCAGGGGCAGGGGGAAACCCCCCACCACCTCAAGAAGTCACATTGGTAGACGTGTCAGGCTTAGCTCCAGACGTAGCTACCGGGAGAGCTTGCACAGGTGCGACTCTTCAGAACGTAATCTTCGCTAATGTGGGTGTTGCCGTAGAGCTACAGTGGAAAGCGAATGCTAACGTTCTTATCTTTGATTTTCCTAGGAATTGGACTGAGCAGTACGATTTTAGTGCCTTTGGTATACCAAACAACGCGGGGGCTGGTAGGAATGGGGATATAGTAGCAGAGTCACAGGCTAATGCAGTAACCCCTCTAGTCGAAGGTGACACCTACACGTTTGTACTTACAGTTACTAAAACCTATGGCTAAACAAATAGATAAGAAAGCGATGGCTTGTAATAAGCCTAAACGAACCTCGGGCCACCCTAAGAAGTCTCATATAGTTAAGGCTTGTGAAGGTGGCAAAGAGAAAATCATTCGTTTTGGTGAGCAAGGCGCTAGTACTGCGGGTAAACCCAAGTCGGGAGAATCTGCTAAGATGAAGGCTAAGCGCAAGTCGTTTAAGTCTCGTCACGGCAAGAACATCGCTAAGGGTAAAATGAGCGCAGCCTACTGGGCTGATAAAGTTAAATGGTAGGAGAGTAACTATGTGGATTAAACCTTCATACGAAAATGTACGCCTTGGCTTTGAAATTACTATGTATTTTAAGACGCGGTAATGCCGAGTAAAAGCAAGGCGCAACATAAGTTAATGGCGGCAGTGGCAAATAATCCTAAGTTCGCCAAGAAAGCGGGTATCCCGCAAAGTGTAGGTAAAGATTTTACTAACGCGGATAAAGGAAAAACCTTTAAGGAGGGCGGTATGCCCAGCATGAAAAAAGATAAAAAAACTCTAAGAAATTTGAACGATGAGTCGTACCGTATCCGTAATAATACGGGTAGCAACGCGGCTGCCGAACGTCGTCGTGTAGACGGTGAACGAGCTTTTGAAAAACGCCAGATGAGTAAGATGAAGATGGGCGGTAAAGTTGAGTATAAGTCGGGCGGTATGGCGCAAGGATTCAATGCCCGACTAGACGATTCTATGGGTGCTAAGAACGGCAAGAAGTCTCAAAGCATGGCCTCTCGTCGTAATGAAAGCAAAGGAATGGAGAAGTCTAAGGGTAAAGGCGCGTACTCAGGCGATACTAAAATGATGGCTACCGGCGGTAAAGTACGCGGCGCAGGTATGGCTACTCAAGGCGTTCGCGCTTGTAAAATGCGATGATGAAATGTCGAGGCATGGGCAAGATGAAGCCCGTCGCGTTTAAGAAGGGCGGTACGGTCAAAGACGACTGTTACCGCAAAGTGAAGGCATCCTATAAAGTCTTCCCTTCTGCGTATGCCTCGGGTGCTATAGCAAAATGCCGAAAGAAGAAAGCCAGTGGCCGTTCGTAAGACTGAAAAGGGTAAATCCCTAAAACGCTGGTTTAAAGAGGACTGGAAAGACGTTCGCACAGGTAAAGACTGCGGGCGTAAGAAAGGGGAGAAACGGGGAACCCCGTACTGTAGGCCCACTAAAAAGGTCTCCAGTAAAACACCTAAGACCTCTGGTGAAATGACGGCAGCAGAAAAGAAGTCTCGTATAGCGCAGAAGAAACGCCTAGGGCAACCAGCAGGCAAACCTAGGCAAGTAGCATCGCTTAAAAGGAAGAAATAATGGCTACATCCGGTATTGCGACGTTTAACATGGACTTCACGGAAATTGCCGAGGAAGCGTGGGAACGTGCCGGTAGAGAAATGCGTTCCGGTTACGATTTTAGAACCGCCCGACGATCCATGAATTTGCTTACTATTGAGTGGCAGAACCGTGGCATAAACATGTGGACGATTGAAGAAGGGTTTATTAACCTCGTTAAAGGCCAATCGCAGTACCCGCTTCCTGTTGAGACTATAGACTTACTAGAGCAAGTAATTCGCACAGGGCAGGGCAGTCAGAACTTGCAGTCAGACTTAACTATATCGCGTATTAGTATGCCTACTTACGCGAGCATCCCTAACAAGTTAGCACAGGGCCGTCCTATACAAATCAATGTAGAGCGGTTAATTGCTCCAGTTATTAATCTTTGGCCCGTTCCCGATCAAGGTACTGCGGCTGCCCCCTTCTATGTGTTGAGATACTGGCGTATGCGCCGTATAGAAAATGCTGGGGATGGCGTTAACGAAGCGGATGTTAACTTTCGGTTCTTGCCTTGCCTAGTTGCAGGGCTTGCGTATTACATAGCTTCTAAAGACCCAGACTTAATGCCAAGGATTCCTATGCTACAGGCGGAGTATGAGCGTCAATTTGAGCTTGCGGCTGGGGAAGACAGAGAGAAAGCAACAATTCGACTGGTGCCTAGACTAAGTGGCTACTAGGAGTAGGGTATGAGTAATAGGTTTGCCTCAAGTAGAAATGCCCTTGCCATATGCGACGTATGTGGGTTTGAGTACCGGCTAAGGCAACTAAAGAATCTTGTAGTAAAGGGCATTGAAACGCAAGTTAAAGCGTGCCCTGAGTGTTGGAATCCCGGGCAACCTCAACTTATGTTGGGCACGTTTCCGGTAGATGACCCGCAAGCAATAAGGAACCCGCGACCGGATCAGAGTATAGTACCCGCAGGTAACTTTAGTAGTATTAATATTCAGTGGGGTTGGGACCCAGTAGGACTAAATGATCCATTTAACCTAACGCCCGACACTTTGGAAGGTATAGGTGCCGTAGGCCAAGTCACGGTAACTACTAGCTAGGAGATTAAAATGAAAAGTAAATCCAGATCAAACGTAAAGACCCCTAAGATAATTGAGTTCCCTAACGTGCCTACAGTGTACACAACGGACCTTAACGGCCTTGATGCACCACCTGCTAACTTAAAGACTACGGGTATAAAAGTACGGGGTACAGGCGCAGCTACTAAAGGGCTTCTTGCTCGCGGACCGATGGCCTAGAGGGTTAGCTGGTGAACTATACTGAGCTGAAGTTAAACATTCAGGACATTTGTGAGCAGACGTTTACAGATCAACAGCTTGCTATGTTTACGGAACAGGCAGAACAGTTTATCTACAATACTGTTCAGATACCTGCGCTACGTAGGAACCAAACAGGCTTCTTAACGCAAGACGATCCTTACTTGATATACCCAACAGATTTCTTATACACGTTCTCGCTCGCCGTTATTGACGCTGCCGGAAACTATGAGTACTTGTTAAACAAAGATGTTAACTTCGTGCGGCAGGCGTATCCAAACCCGACTAGCACAGGAAAGCCTAAGCATTATGGGGTGTTTGATGACACTGCATTTATAGTAGGGCCAACACCTGATATAACCTATAGCGTCGAATTACATTATGGGTACTACCCTGAAACTATTGTCACGGCAGGTACTACATGGCTGGGAGATGAGTTCGATAGCGCCTTACTTAACGGCGCACTTGTTCAGGCTATTCGCTTTATAAAAGGTGAACCGGATATGGTTGCGTTATATGAAAAAATGTTTAGCCAATCGTTAGTACTGCTCCGCAACCTTGGAGATGGTAAGATGCGAGAAGACATGTACCGTTCTGGACAAGTAAGATTTCGAGCATCTTAATAAATTAAAAACGGGCGTTAGGCCCCAGAGGAAACACAAATGGCTATTTCACAAGCTATGGCTACATCGTTCAAAGTTCAAATCCTTGGTGGGGACTTTGATTTCAGCACGGGTACAACACAGACATTTTACTGTGCCTTATACACTAGCGTGGCTACGTTAGGCGCTACTACTACTGCCTACGCTACGACCAATGAAGTTGTGGGTACGAACTACACTGCGGGTGGTAACGCGCTAACGATAACTCAAGTTCCCACGTCTACAGGCACAACCGCTTGGCTAGACTTTCAAAATGTTAGTTGGCCTACATCTACTATAACGGCTCGTGGGGCGCTTCTTTACTTAAAAAATAATGGTACTAACCCAGCTATTGCAGTGCTGGATTTTGGTACTGACAAAACTTCTACAGCAGGCGATTTCACTATCGTTTTCCCTGCGGCTGATTCAGCTAATGCGATTCTTCGGATAGCCTAGTAGATGGCTGACGGTTGGGGTCGTAACACTTGGAGTTCAGGCTCTTGGGGAGAAGGCGTTGATGCAACCGTCCGGTTGGGGGGTTGGGGACGTGCCTCGTGGGGCGCTGGAGGTTGGGGAGAATCCCTAGGCATTCAAGCTGTTGGCTCCGTTGGCTCTGTTACTGTAACCGCTAATGCCGTAGTTAATGTTACGAGCGTCATTGGTACTACTGCTCTTGGTAATGTGGCCGTAACAGGCGACGCAGGTAATATCACCGTACTAGGTAATGCCGCTGTTGGCACGTTAGGGACGGTAACAGTACAAGCAAAGGCAACTGTCTCAGTGACAGGTGTTGCGGCTACAACAGCCGTAGGCAACGCTAACGTCCAGCAGGGAACGGGTGCTGCCCCCACAGGGGTTATAGGCACGACGGCCCTAGGCGCGGTAACGGTAATCGCAAAAGCAAATGCACCCGCTACAGGATTACAAGCAGTTACTGGGCTTGGGAATGTAACGGTATTACTGCAACAAATCGTCAACGTAACCGGCGTTAGCGGCACAGCTATCTTAGGGCAAACAACTCAAAGAGGCGCGAGTATAGTGAATGTGACTGGCGTGCAAGCCGTAGGAGAAATAGGCATTGCATGGGCTTGGAGTGAGATAACGCCAACCGGCGATCCTAGATGGACGGAGATAATAGCAGCATGATAAGAATTACTGAAGCAACAGACGTAGGGGATGTACTAAACCCAAAACACGAGGTAGTGATTACTTGTGCCAACTGCAACTATGATCTTGATGAGGCTGAAATTTTAGCGGATACTTGCTCAGATTGTGGGGAAGTTCTAAGACTACGGCAAGACACAAAAATTTACGCGACAAGCGTACCCGCTGCCAGTGGCAGTACCCTAGTATAAGTACTGGAGAAACCTAATGGCTACTTATGGAAACAATTTAAGACTTAAAGAAATTACCACAGGTGACGAAGACGGCACTTGGGGCACTAGCACTAACACCAACCTTGAGCTTATTACTGATGGTTTTAGCTCCGGCACGAAGCAGTTAGCGGGCGATGCTAACGAAACCTTTACGATGCCTGACGGTACGGCTGACTCTACTCGCGGTTTCTATTTAAAAATTACCTCGGCTGTGGCCCTAACAAGTTCTCGTGAAGTAACGCTTGGGCCTAACCTTGTATCTAAAGTGTGGCTGATTGAGAATGCTACTACCGGCGGCCAATCTATTATTATCAAGCAAGGCTCCGGCGCAGGCGTTACCATCCCGACTACCCAGAAATCTATGGTTGTCTCAGATGGCGCAGGAGCAGGCGCAGCGGTCGTTAATGCTAGCCCGTCTGTGAACTTACAGACAGATGTATCTGGAACACTACCCCCTGCGAATGGTGGTACGGGTTTGACTGCTCCCGGTGCAGCAGGTAACGTGCTTAAAAGCGACGGTACTGCGTGGACATCAGCAGCTTCAGCGGCAGGCTACCCAGCTCCCTCTTTAATAGCCACAAGCGCCACAGTAGCCTCGTCTACTTTCCAAGTGGCTACAGCAGGAGGTATTACGATTACTTTACCTGCCACTCCGACTGCGGGAGACTTTGTTGCGGTAAAAGATGGAACAGGCGCAGCAGCCACTACTAATTTTACGGTCGCAGGTAACGGCTCAAATATTGCCAGCTCTGCCACAAACTTAACTTTTGATAAGAACTTTGCCGAGATCGTAATGACTTACATAGATGCCACAATCGGCTGGAGTGTATAAATGTCTAATTTGTCGGAATTGCTGCCGACAGGCGGCGGACAGAACTCTATAGATTTCGTAGCTACGGGTACTTTAGCCAGCGGTCAGGTGGTTGCACTTAAAGCTGACGGCACTGTTGAGGCTATTGTTGAGACAAGCCTAAGCCAAACTTTTGGTACACCTGCTGTTTTTAATCCGGCCCTTAGTGACTATACAGTAGTAACCTTTGACTCAACCAACAATAAAATGGTTATAGCTTATCAAGACGGTGGAAACTCAAGTCGAGGCACGGCGGTAGTAGCGACGGTTAGTGGAACAAATATTAGCTTTGGTTCAGAAGTTGTATTTGGAACTGATGTTCCTACTGCCATCGCCGCAACATTTGACTCAGCTAATAGTAAAGTCGTTATTGCCTACAATAGTAATACTACTAGCGCCAAGGCCGTAGTAGGAACCGTAAGCGGTACAAATATTAGCTTTGGCACAGAAGTAACTTTTAGCACTAACCCTAACGCCGGTACTACTCCCAGCATAGCAATAACTTACGATCCAGTTAATAGTAAAGTAGTCATTGCTTATAACGATAGCGGCAACAACAATTATGGCACAGGAGTAGTTGGGACAGTCTTAGGAACGTCTATATCTTTTGGTCTTTCCAATGCTTTTAATAACACTGTTATGTCAGGCTTATCTGTTGGAATAGCCTTTGATTCAACTAGCAACAAAGTTGTTGTTGTTTGGCGAGGGACTTCAGATTACGCAAATGCTGTTGTAGGGACAGTCACTGGTACTGCTATTAGCTTTGGCACTGTAAATGTTTTTAAAAGTCAAGCCATTGGCAGCCAAGGTGCTGCCGTTGTATACGATACTGATAATAATAGAACAGTTGTTGCCGTCCAAGTTGAGCAACCTCTGGGTAAAGTGTCAGCTTTTGTTGGAACGGTGTCCGGCACATCCATTACCTTTGGAGCCGAATTGGTTTTTACCGGCAACTACAGCACTTGCAAATATGGAGCCTATGACACGCTCGCAAAAAAAGTAGTACTTGCTTATAGAGGAGGCACAGGCCGTCAGACGGTTGTCGTTGGAACCGTAAGTGGCACATCCATTACCTTTGGAGCCGCCGTAGAAAACGGGACTGGCGGTGCCTACTATAACGCAATCGCATACGACTCAACTAATAGCAAAATGGTTTTGGCCTATAGAGACGCTGGTAACTCCGAGTACGGTACTGGCGTAGTTTTCCAAAACGCCGGAACAACATCAAACAACACCTCTTTTATAGGCATAACCGCAGAAGCAATAGCCAACACAGCCACAGGCCCGGTAAACATCTACGGTGGTATTAGTACGGTCCAAACAGGGCTTACCGTAGCATCTGATTACTACGTGCAGGGTAATGGTACACTAAGCACGGCAAGTGCATCCCCTGCGATTAAGATAGGCCAAGCCATCTCCGCAACTACGATTAACTTGAAGGACTTGACATGAGTAACCTAACGGATTTACTGCCCTCTGGCGCGGGTGGCAAACAAGTCGATTTCGTAGCTACGGGTACTTTAGCCAGCGGTCAGGCGGTTGCACTTAAATCTGATGGCACTGTTGAGCCTATTGCTGGGACAACCGGGGGAGCAGGAACGCCTGCTGTTTTTGAAGCGGCAGCAACACTGTGGGTATCAGCAACATTTGACTCTAACTCTAATAAAGTAGTTATTGCCTATAAAGATAGCGGAAACAATAACTACGGTACGGCGGTAGTTGGTACGGTGGCTGGAACAGCTATATCGTTTGGTACTGCTTCTATTTTTAGCAGCACGAGTATTAATCGCACGGCCATAACATTTGACTCTAATTTAAATAAAGTAGTTATAGCCTATGAAGACTATATACCGGCAGCAGGAACGTACTACGGAACAGCTAGCGTTGGTACTGTGGCCGGAACAAGTATTAGTTTCGGTACCCCCGTAGTTTTTAACAGTGCGAGTACTCTTTACGTCTCCACAGTATTTGACTCTAACTCAAATAAAGTAGTTATTGCCCACGGAACAGGCTTCAACGACTGCTATGCTCTCGTTGGTACTGTGGCCGGAACAAGCATATCGTTCGGAGCTACTACTTCTTGGGGGAATAAGGGGGCGCGTACTCAGGCGACATTTGACTCTAACTCAAATAAAGTAGTTATTGCTTATCTAGACGTCACAGGAACGTTCTTCGGAGCAGCTATCGTAGGTACTGTGGCTGGGACAAGTATATCGTTCGGAACTGGCGTATCTTTTAACGCTGGGGATACTAGATTACCGGCCATAACATTTGACTCTAATTTAAATAAAGTAGTTATAAGCTATCAAGATGTCGGAAACTCAAACTACGGAACAGCTATCGTAGGTACTGTGGCTGGAACAAGTATATCGTTTGGGACTGCTTCTGTTTTTGAAATTGTGGGTGCTAGCTTCACCTCCATGGGCACAACATTTGACTCTACTGCCAATAAAGTAGTTATTGCATATGCCAATGCCACAAACGGCTACGGCACAGCTATCGTTGGTACGGTGGCTGGAACAGCTATAACGTTCGGAACTCCTGCTGTTTATGAAGCCGCAGATACTAGCTACACCTCCGCAACATTTGACTCTACTGCCAATAAAGTAGTTATAGGCTATCAAGATGTCTCAAACGCCTCTTACGGCACCGGGGTAGTATTTGCTCTAGACAGTACAAACAACGCTTCCTTCATAGGTATAACCAACTCAGATGTAGTAAGCGGAGCTTCTGGCTCGGTAACCATCAAAGGCGGTATCTCCACTATTACGGGTGGAACTTATGCAGTAACGGTTGTTAACTCTGGCGCTGGCAATAAATT